ATGTGGATTTCGTCATATGAGATGCCACGAGAAGAAGCATACTCAGAAGTACCAGGACGAGGACCAATTGCAGATAGTTTCAATCCAGTTGTACCGATTGAAGTATTAGTATACCAGTCTTTAACAGATGCTACTTCAATATTATCATTAGATACTGAAGTAATTTGTACTGTTAGATCAGCAGTAGCACCAGTTCCAAGATGTGACTTATCAACTGTTACTGTTCCTGTTGCGTATCCAGTACCACCAGAGTTAACAGTAACACTAGTAACAACACCGTTAACATCAATAACAACATTTAAAGTTAAACCAGTACCAGAACCACCGTCAGCTGGTACGTTATTATGGTTACCATTCTGACTACCTAAACCATTATAAGCAGTGAAGGTTGTTCCTGTTACAACACCGTCACCTGGTTCATCAAAGTAATCACCAACTGTGACTAGACTTGTTGGGTTATCAAGAATAACTCCCAATTCTTTAGTAGCAGCATCCCAAGAATAAATCCTACCAGCTTTACCAGCAATTGTTGTAAATGCAGTATCTTGTGTAGTAGTAGCAGGAGCAGAGGCGAGTGTAAGAATTTGATCAGCACCACGGTCTACAGCAACCACCTTAAGTGAGTTACCCCATGTACCAGCAGATCTTGCAGCAAATACACTTGCAGCACCAACACCAGCAACCCAGTCACTGTCATTCTTAATAAGAACTCCAGCACCATTTGATGCATTAAGAACACCAGTAGCAGCACGTACTACAGCCAGTTGTCCTCCATATCCAAGAAACTCGTTTGCTACTAACCAGTCTTCTGCGTTTGAATCCTGTGGTGAACCAAAGGTATCAATGAATGCTTTCTGACTAGAGATGCTTACAATTTCACCAATTGGTCCCTTCTGGAAGGATGACGCAAAAGCAGCAGTAAGAGCTGAATCTCCTACAATTACAGTATTCGTTAGGTCACGTTCTCTAAGAACTACACCAGGCGAGACTTGACTTGCCATGTTTTTCTCCTCGTAGATGCTCTAAATTATCTTTAAGTATTTAGAATTTCCAGTAAGTCAAGAAGTCAACGACTCTAGGGGGTATTCAAATACCCCTAGTAATTCCACATGTATGAAACTTCTTCTTGAGTATCACCATAAGCCCATAGCTCCCCATCTCCATCAATGAATGTATCATCACCCATACCATCATCTACGAAACCAAAAGGAGCCATGTCTTGTTCAATTTGATTTCTCTGTTCTTCATAAATTCTTCGTCTGACATCTTGATCTGTCATCTCTTTGAAATACTCTTGCATGACCAACCAAGAGAATAATACAAGACACATCACTAGGTCATCATGATACCCATCATCCGCTTCCCAACATTGTTTTCGCTGAATGAAGGTAGTTAATTCTCTGAGTATATCAAAGTCTTTAAAAGTTAACTTGTCATCTTCTATGACTGCTTTTAAGTTTGCACAACCTTGTTTCTTAACAGTGATGCTCATCTTCACACCCAGTTGAGTCTTAGTTCCAGAGAACCCTTGACCCACTACTTGACCTGCTCTACCACGCATTGCACACATCAATACATTAGGATATTCTAGGTCATAATTTAATGTCGCTGCTATACTATCACCAATATCATTCACTTCAACCAAGATATATGGGAAGCGATACTCTTTGGCTACGGAATGAATTACTGACGGAAATAGTACAGGTTTGATTTCATTATTTCTGTACTTGGCAACAATTTTATACGGTAACGTGGTGATATCAAACACGACAAAAGCACTGTAGTCACCACCGATACCTCTGGCAACATCCACAGTGATAATATATTCGTGACCTTCTTGGCTTCTTTCGTATACGTCAAGTCCAGCATTGCTTGTAATAGGATCTTCAAATGGAATAGCTTGTAGTTTAGATGGAGAGATAAGAGTATCAGCAGATCCAAGGAAGTCGCATTCAAACTCCTGTGCGAACTGTCTCTTAGATGTGTTCTTTAATGTCTCCTCTTTCCATTTAGCATCTCTACCTGGTACTTGTGACCAGTGTACTTCATTCGTTACATAACCATTCTTACCATTCCTAGCATCCTCCCACATTTTATAAAAGTGGTTCATACCATTTGGAGTTGATATGATTATAACTTTAGTTGACTTACCAGAAGTAATAGTAGGATATACAGAAGCAAAAAACTGTTCTGCAACATGGTTGGGAACGAAAGCAAACTCATCAAGGAAGAGGATGTTAAAAGACATACCCCTAACAGCAGAAGCAGAAGTAGAAGCAGCAAGGATTTTTGACCCATTCTCTAATTCAACATTACCTTTGTTCCAAACCAATATACCATGCTGCATCCACTTAGGTAAATTTTCATAAGCAAGTTGTAATCTACCTAGAAGTTCTCTAGCGGTAGATGCTTTGTTAGCCAGAATACCAATGTTAACACTGTCATTAAAGATAGCGTAATGTAAAAGATAAGCAACAACCGTGGTTGATTTGCCAGTTTGTCTAGGAAGTTTTGCAATATTGAATCTATTCTCATGGAAGTCCATTAAGATTTCCTTCTGGAAATCATACATCTTAAATGGTACAAGACCTTCATCCAAGTTAATGATCTGGATATATTTACATGCGAAATAAAGTGGATCACTCTTACACTTGATCCACTCTTCTACTTGCTTCTTTGTAAATTGTATCTCAGTACCAGCCTTCTTCAGGTTGGGGTTACCTAAGTATACATCAGTTGCTGTTGCCATGTCCTTCAGTATAATTAAAGTTTATTACTACCTTCATTCCTGTGTCTGTTGTTGGTACTCCACTATGTCTCGTGTTAGATGGAAATGTTACAAACCGATTTTCAACACAATCTATTTTAGTTCCATCTTCAAACATAGTATATCCATTACAAGTATTTAAATACAATATTGCAGTCGTACATTCAAATCCATGCACCTCTTTACAAAAATCAGTGTGCATAAAATCCTCAATTCTGCTTTCTCTATCTAGGCTACCAAGAGGATTTAAGTTAATTTTAATTCTATGCAATTTAGAAACATTTAATCTTTCATCATCTAGAATAGGATTTAATGGAGATAAATTATAAGAATCTGCTTTATTTTCTACTTCATCATATAATGAATGACAAGCTTGCCAATTATATTTGATCTGGTCAACATTAAACAATGAAGTATATTCACTACTTGTTGGATGTAATATAGGAGACCAATACCAAGGGAATTGCGGATTGCAATATGTTTGTCTTAAAAGAAAGAAATCTTCCTTTGACAAAAAATTATCATAAAGTTCCATGTGATCTTCTTATCGCACGTAAGTCATCAAAATTCTTTTGTTTAGTACCACCATCATATGGCCAGGCATAACCCTCGGTGATCATCTGTTCGTTTAATGAAAACTCATCATCGCCAACATAGAGCCAACCAAGAAGCCTACCATACTTCCCAACGCCACCCACAAGTTCTGTTCTAATAACGAGTTCTTCATCACCTTTGATAGTCTCCGTCAACTTCTCTTTCATCCAGTTGGTAGCGTCTATCCCAAGGATCTTCTCCTCCTTGTCTCTCGTCCTCTTCTCTGGGGTGTCCACACCTGCAATTCTGACTCTCTCTTTCTTCGTCAGGCTGAACCCTAGGTCCAGAGTTACGTCTATCGTATCTCCATCTATCACTCTGTTGATCTTCACCACTCGGAAATTGTAACAACTCTTCCGACTCGGTGGAACCATAGCACTCATGTTTATCATCCTCCATTATCAATGCACTATTTAGTGTATCTTCAATAGAGGTTCTATTCTGCTCCGACTCCCAAGTCCTGAACTCCTGTATCAATGTGTTCGGGTTCAATGGAGATGTCGTTATTAACAACGGGGTTAGGATACCAATCATCATATTTAAAGATCCAATAAATTGAAATGCCTACTAATACTAATAGTATAGCACACATTATATTTATTGACCAAACTACATCACTCAATCTCTCTGTCTCCAATCGTCAGATCTTTCATTATGAAACCAATCCACAACATCTTGTGGATCACCGAAACCCCTACGATGATTGCTTGAATCGGGGTCTCCTAAGTTCAAGCTATTCAGAAAAGAGTCAGTAGGATCAGTACTGACTCTTCTTGCTGTGTTTAACATACCTCTAGCAGCAGTATTTGCTTTTGCTAATTTCTCTGCCCATATCATATCTTCTAGACTAACCTCAACTCCAGCACCTATGTCTTTACAAATTGCTGTTAGCCTCAAACGGTATTGTGTTGATAACATATGTTCTCAATAACTATTCTTATTTAACATGGATTACACCCTTCATGCCAGCACCAGCATGAGGATCACATTGGAAATTGTAATCACCTGCTTGTTCAAAAGTGACATCAAAGCTTTCTCCAGCAGTGAATGCTAGATCTCCATGTGATAGTTCATCATGATCTGCAAAGATTACATTGTGTGGAGGTAGTTCATTGTTGACAAAGGTAACTGTATCTCCAACATCAATAGTTAATTCACAAGGTTCAAAGACTAACATACCTCCAGAACCCATCTGTATCTCAGCAGCATATGCTTGTGCTGCTAATGAAAATGATAGAAAGAGTGAGGTGAGCATGATAGTTAATCTGCTCATCCACCACATAATTTCGTCTCTCATAATTAGTGTCCCATAGGAATACCAGCTGCCATAAGATGAGTTATTCTGTCAATCTCAGGCAACTCTTTTGTACAGTAATCAATAAAATGAGGATGCTCCCTCAAATAGGAAACATCCTCTTTACTGTGTTCTATTGCATCATATGCACTCATGGCATATTCGCAAATTTCGTATTGTTGTCGTTCTGTATCGTGATAACCAACGATATAATGGTCTTGTTGAGTCAGGGGCATGATTGTTTCAATCCCATACTATACTCTAATTATAAGACATCAATCCTCTGTAGGCAAATTGAGTATGAATACCCACACAATCGCTAACATCATGATTGCAAACAACCTTATATTTTCACCGTTAACTACTATCATCTTACTGCTGGAACTAGGGATCCACCGTCATCATCATCGTCATCATCCAATTCTTCTATTCTATCTTTTAAAGATTGTTGTAGCATTCCATCTACTACCTTATCATTAAATTCTTTATCAGGTGTAAAATTTACTACCAATAACTCATCACCAGGTTGAATATCTGTCATCTCTGGATGAGGTGGTCTTGTTACTGTTCTACTACTCTCAACAAATTTACCTGCACCAAGATCAGTCGCAGCACTCCAACCCCTTGCAATCATACGCAATGCAAGTATCAATAATATTATCCAACTTGTTACAAACAGTATCGCCATCTACCATGTTCTTGGTAATTTATTTAGACCCGCTTTAACCATATCATTCTCTACAATAACCTTAGTCTTCTCTGCAATATCATCCAAGATATTAACATCAAGATCCATGAATGGTGGAATGATACCAAGTATACGAAGTAATCCATCTACAAATAATGCTAAACAAATGAATCCTAAAATCATACTGATAATAGTTGCATCTCTATTGTGCTTACGCATGGATGCTTCATCAATTGCACGAGCTTCTGCCAGAGCATCAGCGATCATC